GTGGATCCGACGACGCGGTTCCAGTTCATGGCAAGCTCCTCGCCCTTCTTGCGCTGGCCGATGCTCGTGAAAAACTGGCACAGTCTCCACTCTGCTTTTTTGGCCAGGTAGAGCGTATCCAGGACGCGGCCCGTGGTGCCGTCCTGTCCGGTGACCTTGATGGTCAGGGTAGCCGACGGGCAGGCGTGCATTTTCTCGGAGCCGGGATAGCGCCCGCGCTCCATGTTGATGATCTCATACGCGTACACGCCCGCCGGCAAAATCGGAAACTCTTCCGCGTCCTGGGAGATGACTGAGTCCCAGCTTAATTCAAAATCGTCATTCATTTTGTTTTCCTCCATGTTTTAGTTAAAAGGTACGCCCTCTTCTTTGCGGATCTTGAGGGCCATGTCTCTGACCTGCGGCCAGTATTGCACGATCCAGCCCTTGATAAATCCAGGGCTTGACTGCTCCATCTTTTCGATGGGCGTGTTATCCGGGAAGTAGCCCCGGGCAAAAACGACCTGCTGGATCTCCCACTCGGAGATGTCATCGGTCTCCATGAGCTGCTTAAGCTCAGCCGGCAGGTTTTCCTGATCGCTCAGGTAAAGAGATACAAGGCTGCTCTCTTTCGCCGGTTCCGGCTTCGGCGGCTCCGGACTTTTGGCAGGCACTTCCGGATCCTCGTCAGGCGGCGGGGCGGTCACGCTTACCGGGGCAGGCTGCACCGGAGTTGGCACGGAAGTTGGCACGGGAGTTGGCACGGGCTTGGCATCCTTGGCAAAAAGATGTGCGATGGCGCCCCACTCCATCGGGAGCTCCTCCGGCAGGCCAAAGCGATTTTTCGCGTCCCAGCACGGGTGGTGCTGCGTGTACATGACTCTCTTGCCTCCCTGGGCTTTGTTCTTGCCCTTCTGGGCGCCCTGGTTGTCCACGTTGATCACATAGGTCTTATAGCTGCAAAAGAGAATCATGTCGGCCCACTCTTTTACCATGGGGCTGTCGTGTTTGCTCATTTTTAGCTCCCACCGGTCATAAGCCCCCAGCTCGTCTGGCTGCTCAAATTTGCGCATCTGCGCGTGGGCGGTTAAAACCACATTTACCCCTTTGTTTATCACCTCGGTCAGGAGATCGAGGAGTTTGCCAAATTCTTCCTTTACGACCACATAGCCTTTTCCATATCCGGGCGCCTCCACAGAGTCCCACTTGTTGGCCGCGCAGACATGTGCGATGCATAAACGCTCCGCCCAGTCTACTGTGTCGATCACCAGCGTCTTACAGATGGTTGGGTCTTTGATGACCTCGCGCACCTCGTCCAGCAGCAGCGTCCAAGATGCCGGCTCCGGTAACCGGGCCACGTCCATGTGTGCGGTGCTTCCTTCAGTGTCGATAAAAACCGGGTCCGGGAAATGGCTGGCAAGTGTTGACTTGCCAATGCCCTCCGGTCCGTAGATCAGGCCCTTGATCGGCTTGATCTGTTTGCCTCTTGTGATTTCCATTAAAATCCTCCTCTCCAATCTTTCGCCGGTTCCGGGACTACCGGCTCCGGTTTAGCGCCCAGGCTGTATCCGTCCTCAATGATCACGCTGCACTCCTCGCCGGTGCTTACGCGGGTGGCGATGACCTGCAAGCCCTGCGCCTGTAGCCACGCACCGAACGCTCTCAGTGTGGTCATATCCATCTGCTCCAGCTTGTCCATTAAGACAAAGCCGCACTCAGGATTGAGCGCTCGGACAATGGCCGTTGCGACAATCAGGCGCTCGGAGCTGCTCATGCAATCCCATCGCTGACCCTTATAGGTCAGCACGCCATCCTCCACCATGAGATCAGGCAGGGGCAACTTGGCACCATCCAGCAAGCCCTTTTTCTGGTCGCGCAAATTGTCGAGTGTTTCGCTCATGTTGTTGTACTCGACAATTGCCATCTTGGCGTCCTCTTCCGCCTTTTCGCGGTCAAGGTTCGCACGCACCTGCCGATTAGTCTCCTCCACGCTTTCGATGGCCTTTTCCAGGGCTTCCGTGGATTCCATCGCCAGCTCGTCGGGCGAGTGCTGCGCGGCTTTTGCTTTTTCCTCAAGTTCGCGTTTTTCCACTGTCAGGTCGCGAAGCCGGGTCTTGAGATCCTCTATCTGCTCGTCCACGCGTTCCTGTTTTGCCAGGATGTTGTCATACGTTCTGATCCATTCCTGGCGCTGTGCGTTGCGGGCCAGGAGATCCTGCTGCTGCCTGATCAGATCGGCAGCAGATACCGGCGTCTCCGGGACGTTTGGATAAAAGGGCATCTCTTTGGCGTACTTGGCTTTTTGATCTGCCATCCGGCCAACTGCCGTGCGCTCGTTGTAAAGCGCTTTGATTTGATTTTCCAGCGCGGTAAGCTGCGGCCCCACGCCGATGATGTTGAGGAGCGTCTGCGCCTTTTCCTGATCGGATGCCTCCATAAACTTAGGGAAATCAAGCGCCAGCTTTTCGACAAAAGCATCCAGGAGCGCCTGTCCTGCCTTCTGGCCGCTAGGGTCGGTGACCTTAAGCGTGCCGTTTTCACCCTTCCTCTCCACGATCAGGCCGTTGCTGAGGGTGATCGTCATCTTGGGCGGTACCACGGATCCGTCACGCGCCGGGTTACTCGGCTTGTATTTGTTGCCACCAAGCGCCCAGGCGATGGCATCCAAGACGGACGTCTTGCCCTGTCCGTTATTGCCGCCGATGATTGTCAGGCCGTTCTCGGATGGCTCCAACGCCACGGCCTTTACTCGCTTGACGTTCTCAAGCTGTAAGCTGTTAATTTTCACAGGCATCTAGATCACCCCCTGCACAAAGAGCGTGACGGCTGCGCCGATCATCGCCCCGGCTACCAGCGCCAGGATGGCGACCAACTGCCAGTAGTGGCGCTCACGGGCTACCGCCTCCATGTGGCGCGCTCTGGTGGTCATCCTGCGGTTGACTGTTCCTTGCTCCATAAATTTGATTCCTTCCATGGCTGCTATACCTCCTCTTTGCCAAGTCTGCGCAATGCGCGTCTAATCTCAAGGTTGCGGTTTGGATCCTCTTCCGGTTCCGGGGCGACGGGCACCTCGTGGGCTGCCGTCCATCTGACTACGCCATTGTAGACATGTCGCTCCAGGCGTTGCCTTATCTCTTCCTTGATGGTCATCATCGTGATCTCCCTTCTTGGGCATTAAAAAAAGCCCCGTGGCGGGGCGGTATGAAAAACGTCCCCGGCCAGTTATTAGTGGCTGTTGGTGTTTGCGTCTAGTGGAGCCAGGTGGTCAGCATGACGCCGATCGCCAGCCCCGCCAAAAACGCGGTGGCAATGTTGTAGACGTACTGGGCCTTGATGCGGTCGATCTTGCGGATCGCCCGGGCCTTGGCGCTCTGGTGCGCCTTGACCATCCCGACGGCCTTCCAATCCAGTTCCTTTGCGGGCTCAGTCTTGGCGGCGGTCTTCTTCGCGGCGGGCTTCTTAGCCGGTGCCGTGGCGTCTACATTCGTGCTGTTGGTCTCAATGTTCTCAGTTAAAATGGTTTCAATCTTACTGGTCTTTCTCGACATGGTTTTGATCCTCTCTTTCTGGGTGAGACCGGGGACGTTATTCAGTTGTAAGGTGCTATACAATCTATATAAACTTGTCATTCTCTTATCCTCTATCTCAACCCCATTCGGGGATCATCACTTAGTCACGGTTACGCGGATCTTTACGCCATAGCGGCGGCTCAAGATCTCGCTGAGTAGCTTCTCAATCAGTTCCACGCTCGGCTTGCTGTTCATCGGGCACCTCCAGGATTTCTGTAAGCGGTACGCCTAACGCATTGGCGATCCGGATCGCAAGCCCTAACTTGACGTTTCCGCCATTCTCGATGGCGTAAATCGTGGTGTGGGTTGTACCTGCCTTTACTGCTAACTGTTCGGCGGTCAGGCCCTGGGCGATCCGTAGTTCTCTGATCTTGCTTAACATGCTTTCACCTCCTATGCTGTTGTTTAACGCGTTAAGGAAAGCGGTTAAAAAAAATACGCTTGCTTAACGGGTTAAGCATAGATTAGCACGTTAAGATTAACTTGTCAAGCAGAGTTTTAAATTTTTCTTGCAAAGTTAAACTGCGCCGCTTATAATAAAGTAGGAAGGAGGTTGCACCATGAAACTCGGGAAATTGATCAGAGATTATAGAAGCGATCACGACATGACTCAGGAAGATTTTGCCGCAAAAAGCGGACTAAGCAAGGGATATGTATCGATGCTGGAGAGCGGGAAAAATCCGCGCACAGGCAAACCGCTCACGCCATCGTTACAGGTCACCAAGCAGGTAGCCGATGCGATCGGGATGTCCTTGTCCGACGTCCTTGCAATGACGGAGGCGTTGGAATGGGACGACACCATCTCCCGGGATAATCCCACGCAGGAAGAATTGGTGATCTATAACTCGCTTTCTGCGGCGGATGTTGTCCCGATCTGGAAAGAGTATCTTGCACAGCTACGTCCATTTTTGAAAACGATGGACGAGGGGCAGCTTAAGCAGCTCGTGCAGTATGCCAGATTTTTAGTGGTGGAGGGTAAGCGTGATGATTAGAGTAGCAATCTATGCCCGCGTATCCACCGATCAGCAGGCCCAAGAGGGCGACTCGATCCCCGCCCAGATCGACGCCCTCACGCGGTACGTCAACGACCACGATGATATGATCCTGGCGGGGGAGTACATCGACGGCGGTGTCTCCGGCACCAAAGCAGACCGGGAAGAGCTTACCCGGCTGACCGCCGACATCGTAGCCGGTAAGATCGACCGGGTGCTGATCACAAAGCTGGATCGACTGTACAGGTCGATCCGGCACTACGTAAACACCATGGAAGTTTGGGAGGCTCACGGCGTCGGCTGGACAGCGATCTGGGAGCCGATGTATGACACCACCACGCCGCAGGGGCGCCTGGTGGTCAATCAGATGATGTCCATCGCCCAGTTTGAGGCCGAAAACACCAGCCAAAGAATAAAGGCTGTCATGGCTTATAAGGTAGC